CTGTTCGACATTGCACACACGGCCATCGTGCATTTTGACCTTGTGGTCCATGTGAGCATAGCCTTCGGGATTTTCGGACATTTCAACATCGGCGGAGTTCAGAAGGTCCATGATGTTGACCGTCTTTTTGGATTTCGGGAGGGGAACCATAACATCTAGATCGAATTTGACCGCTTCGGCTTTGTTCTTGAACATACCTTCGAAGAATTTCATTTCGTCTCCTTTTTCGCCTGCTGAATTTCGCAACGCCAACAAATTCGCTTCGCAATTTTCGTTATAGACCTTGAACTGGTCTGGTGTCAGGATTTTGCTTTCCTGATACCGCGGAGTTGGAACAATCGCCAAATGCTTGTAAGCCCCGCTTGCCGCCAACTTCTCGTAAGGAACTGCGTGCCATTCTCCTGGGGAATTTTGAACTTGAGGCATCCAAGAGTTTGAGAGCGTCCAGCCATTTTGAATGGCATCCAATCCCTCTTGGGTTATCACGGTGAACTTCGCCCAGTGAAACCCATCGGCTTGGTTGAAGAAGGATTCACCGACCCATCCATCTTCATCCCCAACGGCCAGTTCAGCTTTTTCGTTTTGAACATGCTCAACGAAAACTGGCTTGCCTGCCATGGTCGGGTCCATCGTTTTCGCCACGTCCGAGTTAATCAAGATCGTGAACGGGGCAACATTGGGAATGTCCGAGTAATGGCAAACACCAGGAGCGAAATGCAGACCGTAAAAAACTTTTCCTTCAGGCAGTCTTTGTTTCATTTCGTCCCCTGGATTGGAAAATACCGCAAACCATACCTGCGAACAAATAAATTTAAGACCAACATTCATTATTTCTAATTTTTTGACTTTTAGAATTTACACACGAATGATGGGTTGAGGGTAACAACGGCATCCCCAATCGCATCCAGGCGCATTGTGGTCCCCGTTCTTGTTCGTTACAGGAGGCGAATCCCAGCGTTGAATCGTGTTGTTGAGTGCTTGGTGCATCGGTCGAACAGGATGCGCAGCAGAACCCACAACACACTTCCACTTGTATTCGGGAAATCCATTTTTTTGATACTGACTTTGTGTGTAAGCGGAGACTAAAAGTTTCGTTTCTTGGCGTGCGAGGAATGCGGCTTTGCTTTCGCTCACTCCATAACTTTCTTGAATCGTGCTCAAGAGAGTGCCGTATCTATCCCCGGCAAAATAACTTTCTTTGATGAGCGCCCTAAGTTGTTGAATGTGTTCTTGTTCCCAACCTTTGATATCCAGATCGAGATTGTTTTGCCATTGGTCAGAAATTACTTTTTCTTGTTCCCAATTTAGTTTCGCGGTGATTCCAACCTTCTTAACATTCTCTTCAAAAGACTCACTCGCCCTATAAATAGCGTGGTCGAATAGGTCTTTGAATACGGTCACCTTGGATGGAGCAACTTTTAGGATATCGGCTAACTTGGTGTCAATCTTTCGGAGTTTGGATGAGAAAGCACGATCCGAGGAATCAACCGCACCCTGGATTTGCTGTGGCAATTTGCTGTAGTGGATTTTGTAAGTGCTGGAACGTTTATCGAATTCGGCCCCTAGGGAACGCAAGGCCTTGGCGATACTCGCATTGTATTTCCCTGAGAAGGTTCCGCGGTTAAATGTCAGCTTACCTGAAGAGAGGGCAAACTCTATCGCTCTTAAATCCGATTCCTTAGAGTTCTGAAGTGTGTCCCTAGGAACTTGTAAGAGCGACAGAACAGGCCAATAGATTTGAGTCAGGAACCGCTTTTCAATCCTCTCTTGGACTTCTTCGAAGATTTCGTGCGGGTGATAGATGGGAGCAAGATCAATGTACCTAAGCGTGTTTTCCAAAGATTTTGCCGATCTTTTCTGGAAGCGATCCATCCGCAACCGTGCACTTGTTTTTCATAATCTGTTCGTTGATGCGCCTTTCGTGGTTCATCGCCTTATCACGAACGTGATATCCCTCAAGTTTATTCAAGATGGTTTGATAAGACACGCCTAGCATTTCTGCGGCCCGTTTCTTGTTGCCATCGCAATAAGAGATGGTTCCATGAATGACCCGCTCTTCAATGCTTGCCAGGGTTTCTCCTGGTTCCCAAAGGATAACGTTCGCTTGTCCCATTAGAGCGTCCCTGTTCCGATGCCACCGCCTGGAGTTCTCTTCCCAGTACCTTGCATCAAGTCCTTCTTATCCTGTTCGGCCAATTGAGCAGCTGCCTTGGCCCGATCTGCCTTCATGGTTTCACGCAACGTTGTGCGCAACGGAGGCGTGGTGATGGAAGTCGTAATGGATCGCGAGAGGAAATTGAAAACGTTGGTGGCCTCATCGCCTTTATAAACGTGTTCCTCGTTGTTAATCATCTTTATGGTAATGGACGCTTCAGTGGCCTTCTTGTCTTTATCGGCTTCTTTGGCTTCGGTCCACTTCCAAGAGACAATGTGTTCAAGGCTAAAGGCTTCAATCGGTTGCTTGTTTTCACCAAATTTTCCTGCGAAGTTCATAACATCTCCTCTAGTTTTTTTAACTGCCACTTCAACCAGCTTCTGCCTCCAACCGCTTCAATCGCCTTCCATGGCTTCCACAGGTTACAAGTCCACCCGAAGAAAGTGAACCGAATGAGTGTGCCCTCTTTGAAGAACGCCCATTGGTATTCTGGTTTTACTTTCCAAGCTTGGCCAGCGAAACCCCACATACATGAGAAATCAGCCTGATAAAGTTTTTCCAGGTAAGTAATCACTGCCTTCTCCCATTGCTAAGTTAGGCCTGCTTATGGGGAATCTTACCTGCTCCTGCTTTATCTTCAACCTTCTTGTTTTCCCCGCCCATGCCCATATTCATCGGCATATCGTTCGGGTTTATTTTTGTCGTTTCCATCTTCATGGGGAATAGGTTGTCGCGGTTACACGCTTCAAGGAACTGGGAACGGCCAATGCCACCAGCCTGCCAAGTGGACAAAAGACGGCTGTGCTTGGAAGTCTTGATATTCTCTTCATCGGTGCTAGAAAGCACCCGCAGGGATTTGAAGTTCACCCGCAGATCGGCGGGGATGAAGCCAAAACACTCCATGCAACGGATCTTCACCATCCAGATAAGGTTGCGCTTGAGCACTGGACGAATTTCAGATTCAATCATCCCGTTGTAATTCTCTTGGTCCCCTTCCCCATCACTGAAGCCCGCAGGAGATTGTCCCCACAGCTTGGTCATAGGAATGCGAAGAGCACATGAGAGTTCAATTCTATTTTCGGCACCGATATCCGAGAAACCAGAAAATGATAATTGGCGTTGAGTGAAGCTATCTTTCGCATCCAGCACCATTGTCTTGAGATAGTTCTTCCGTCCATTGGCGGCTTCAGCACGGGCAGCGATATTCTTTTTGTTGTTCTGGGCATTCGGAGTAAAGAGAGAGTCAATGAGACCTTCAAACTGGAACACATCAATCTTGGAATCATCTAGGATTTCAAAAAGAACATCCTGGGTTTTGAGGAAGCGATTCATTTCCCGAACCAGTTCTTCGATAACGGAGAGACCCCATCCACGCAAGCGAGGGCGGATGTAGCTGGGAGCCTTGATGCCAGTCATTCTCCAGATACGGCTCTTGTGGACTTGGTTGCCCCAATAGCTGAAATATTCAAAGTCCCATTCCCCGAACGGTTTGCCATAGTCATATTCCATAGTCTGCGAGTAATCCCAGAACAATTCCCATAGATCGCCCGCGCGGAATTCACAATTGGAGTTCTCATTGATCTTGGACAAGTCCAAAGGTTCTTCGGGGTCCTGGTCATCAAACATTGGCATGGTGAAGCTACCGCCGAAAAGCCGGTCCCAGTATCCAGTTTCCTTCAGCACCACGAAATCTTGTTTCTCTTCCATGCGGTTCATCAAAAGCTGAATGTCATCTTCATCCAGTTCTTTTGTCTGGATTTCGCATCCACCACGCAAAGCGTCATCAACTGGGATTTGAGTGATTGTCTTGATGAGACCGATTTCGCAATAAGCTTGAGAGAGCAACTGCCAGAAGTTAGTGACCAGATACCAGCGCATGTTGTCATACATGCCATTGACATTGGATATCTGGGGAGAGTTGGGATAGTTAGCAAGCTGTGGGAAAGCAAAAGGGTTGACGGCGAAAGGTTGCATGTTCGGGGCGGCGTTGATTAACTTGATCGGATTTCCACCCGCATCCAGAATGGTTACTGGTTGGCTGTCAATCATTCCACTTGTCCTGTGCGCATGAAATCTGAGAAAGAGTCCACAAAGTCATCTTGGAATCCTTCGCTTGAAACCTTGCCTGAATAATACGCCAAAGAAGATGCGTCCACAATATCATCGTGAGCATATTTCTTGGGGTCCTCACCAAAGTTCTCATATTCGTTGAAAAGGTCCCCATTCCAGTTTCCACGCAACACCATCACGTTGCCCGCTTCGCATTGGCGAGAGAAGGGTTTTGCACGGATATGCTTCTTCTCTGACACGCTTTCCACTTTCACGTCATACCCATTCATCTGCTTTATGAAGTCCTCTGCTTCCTTTTTGCCGGCCGAACCTGGGTCTTGGAACGCTCTAACCGAAACGCCATAGCCATCATGCTGGGCAACCTGCTTGATGAACTTATCCACTTTGCCAGGATTGTCTTGGATGCTCTTTAGATCGGCGATGCAATAGGTTCCATTCGGGTAAACGTAGAGCAAAACACCACGGGTCCAGTCAGGATTCTTATTTCCTGGGTTTGGTCGGGTGCCTGCTCTATCCCACGCTCTGATAACTCGAATCCATCCACCAGGGACCTCATCGACCAGGGGAAACCAGCCACGCTGGAAGTAATCGCCCGCTTCTGCCCGCACATTCCAATTTCCTTCGAGGAGGCGCATGCGGTCCACTTTGGAGAGAGCCATAAGGTTGGCCAAATAGCCTGGGTCATTCTGCCTGAGGATTTTGTTGTCTTGAAGCCTGGAACGGATGAACGTGAAACTCTTGGGCTGGATTTCAGGCCCATGGCCATATTTCTTGTGCAGCTCTTCTTTGCTATCCGCCCAGATCATCTTTTCATCCAAGCGAATAAACCAGCGAATAACGCCTGACCGTTCTGGAATAGCGAAGCCATCTGGGCCTATCCACCAATCAATCAGTTGCCGGACGAATGAATCTGGGTCTGGGTTGCAAGTCGCGCGGATGCGGGTTTGAACGTCTAACGCTGTTCGATTACGAGAGAACATGTAAAAGAACTGGCCTTCAGTGAATGAAGTGACCTCATCAAATCCGAAATAAGGGACCTGAGAACCATGCCATTTATACTTAGTGCCTTCTCGTTCGAGATGGGCGAACTTCACTTCCATCCCAGATGGGAACCGCCACTTCAAGAACGCTTCCCGCGGATGTGCCCCCAATAGCGAATAGATGCCTTCCGACTCATCCCATAGTCCACCAGGGTTTGTTATTTCAGGAGTTTCGCGACGGAAGATAACAGCCTGGAACTTGGCATTCTCCAGATGGCGCAACACATCAAGTAAAAGCCCATAGGACTTCCCACCACCAGCAGAGCCCCCATAAAAACAAATATCCGCCTCGCAGGCCAGAAACATTTCCTGCGGGCCTTCTTGGGGTCTTATCTCAACGTCTTGATTTGGATTCGCTTTTGTTTGTGGGGATATAGAGATGCACCGTTCCCGAAGGAATGCCTTCGTGTTTCATTGTCTCTTTGGGTTTGCCCATTATTCGATTCAGCAAAGCATCAAAAGTGAAAGGGTCTCCCTTTTTGATCGTTCGCCATGCGAGTGCGGCCGCCATCCTCCGA